GAAAATATGGCAGAAATTCTTGCTTGAATAGCCGAATGAATGGATCCAGCGTAGTATCGATGTCACGATACTTGTCGGAATTCATTATGTGATAAACAGTATTACCATACGCATAGTTCGCAGTCGATCCGTCTCGCTCTAGCCAGTTGTAGTACAACTCTAGGAAACGTCTGAACTTTGGATTATCTGCTCTGACGAATTCAGGTAGCTGATTACCAATCAGGGCTGATACTGTCTTTTCTGTAGCTGCCATTATTGTGTCACTGCGCCTACTCTAACGGCAATTGAAGCTGGATCTGTAGTATCGAGTGTGAGAATAGCGTTTCTCTTGGTAGAGAATACATTCGTCGCTGGAATTGCTTTGAATACCATGGTGCTATAAGGATCTTTTACTGATACTGGATTGAAATTATTTAGCTGAATATATCCATCATCATAGAAAATATCTCCAGCATCTGCATTCAATACCTTCTTAGCATTGTTGGTATCATAGTAGAATGTGCGAAGTTTACCACGCTTGCCCTGCATTACTGCCTTCACGACAGCTCCAGATCCACCACCACCAACGATTCTGACTTGCGCAGAACTGTAATTATTACCGCTGCTGGTGACTACGACAGACTTCAGCTTGCCATTGACGATAATAGCGCCAGCAGTAGCACCTGTGCCATCGCCGTCTATCACAACCTCTGGAAGATCCGTATATCCACTTCCAGACTCTACGATGTCGATGGCATCAATACCTGTAAACGACTGAGGAACTTCTTCGAAGTATGCAGTTCTTAGAACATCTCCATCATACTGGTCGAATGCTGTCTCAGAGAAGATTCTGTCGAGTGCTGTTCCCTTTGAGAGTGGAACATGGAAATCGACCTTATACGATCTGGAAGCACCTTCTGTAGGCTGGAGACGCTTTTCAATCATTACCTTCAGGGAATTATTCTCTATAGAAGGATCAGCGTCATCGATAGCACGAATCAGCTTGGATATCTTGAATGCGCTATTGAAAGAGTTTAGATTAGAGTCCGCGAATCCTACAATAGCATCATAGACAGCAGCCTGGATTCCTCCAGCAGTCTTTGAAGTCTTTCGTGGATCATAGATGACGTCCACGATGAAATTCATGTAATTGTAGTCTGGCGAAACGTACTCTGGAGTGACAGTAATCACAGACATTGGCTTGATAATGTTGTTCTTTACATACTCGATTTCGGATTCCGTAATCTCATAGTTGCCACGTGGCTTAGCCGAGAAGAAGATCTTACCATATACAGGTGGTACCGACTCTTCTCCACCCCAGACAGTAACAGCATCGAAATATGGATATCTCTTGGATATCATTGCGACATAATCATTCTTCGTCACTGCTCTATTCTGTGCAATAAACGATTTCGTAGCAGTAAACTTGATTTCATCTATGGATTCTTCCAGTCTACCAGAATTTGATGGTATTACCAGACTAATAGTAGGTGTCACGCTGTTCAGAATATTGTCAGACAATTTGAATTGCTTGATTCCATTTGCAGCATCTCCTGATGTCACAATGTAGGAAACAATCACAATATTTCCATCTACAAGCTTTTTGCCTAGGATATTGTCACCAAAATAGATCTGATATTTACCATTTCTATTTTCTTCAATATAATACACAGCAGAATCGGAAACTACTTCAGTTGAATTCTGTGCGACTACGAATGTCTCTAGATTTGCATTCTGGACAGAATTCTGCACCTGCACCTGAAGCGTAGATATGTCAATACCAGCGTCTGGTAATTCAAAAATCTGCTTAGGATTTGTAGCTGAATCGTAGGTGAACGTATAGCCTAGAGGCTGGCCTTCTTTGATTGTCAGATTAGAGAATACGAAAGTGCCTGTAGCATTCTTTGTTGCTACGCGATCCTCTGCGCTCACGAACGTATAGCTAACGCCATCTTTAGGAGTAGAAATGAATCTTGTGAATCTAGGAATACTCAGCGCACTATTAGAGCCTCCAGAGACTTCCTGAAATGCAACATTAATCTGAGCCTGTGATGCAACGCGAGAACCTGGCGTATAGCCAAGAAGCTTTGCGTGTGACACAACAGATGGCCTCATAATTGCGGTATCAATGAACATTTCATTGGCTACCATGTTCATGTAGTAACCCATATAGTGGGTGTTGTATGCGAGGACATCTAGGAGGATAGACAGGCCAGATCCCTCGAAATTGTAGTCCGAAAACTCACTCTGGTCCTTTAGGAACGCTTTGAGATTAGTTTTGATTCCCTCAAAATCTAACTCAGAGATATTCAGCTTTGGTTCTTGATTTGCCATTTTATCTTACTCGTTCCATAAAGAGATTGATAGTGATAGGATTTGGATTATTCGTGATGAAGAATGTCAGCGTAACATTGTATTTGTGATTATCCTCATCTGGCACAACTAGGATCCCCTCTAGCTTTACCCTCGGTTCATATTGATTGATAGCAAGAGAGATTTCGTCCCTCAGAATATTAGCAGTCAGCGAATCTACTGGTTCGAATAGAATCTTCTTTAGATTACCACCCATATGAGGTCTGAATGGACGCTCATAGAATGCAGTCTGGAGAATGTTGTAAACTGATCCTATTACAGCAGATATATCTTTCTTCTTGACGATATCGCCCGTAACTGGATGCGCCTCGAAGTTTAGATCCAAGTCTGTATAATTTCTAGTGGTGATGGACATTTATTACAGATATTCCCTGATAGTAGGCTCAGTCGTTTGCAGCACAATCGAATTGGTATTACTGTTGGCCATATTTGTGAGGATCTTCAACGCTTCTACCTTCTTCAAAGCAATCTGATATTGCTCATAATCATTATCGATTAGAGTTTGCATATTCAGAACTGTATTATTTATAGCATTTGTAATTGAAGTCAGGACATTTTGTTTGTCTACAGAGCTGCTATTTGTAAAGGTACTAATCGTCAATTTAGTGGCCATATCAGACAATTCTTGTTTTAGTAGCTGCACAGGCTGTGTTTCTACCAGACTTTTAGATTGCATTGCAATATAGTCAACGTCATCGCGGTAGAAGTGTGCTAGAATCTGACTATTCTCTAAGATCTTTTGCTTGTCTATCAATTCGCTCGATGATGAGTCTTTGGCTATCTGGAGTCTAATTCCATGGATCACAAGGTCTGTATTTGCTCTAAGAGATGTTGCATAGACAATAACTTTGCCATTCAAGAACGTTGCGGTATATGTCACGAATGGATCTATTGTGTAGATAGAATTGATTGACCTGATGTACGATATCTTGTTGTCATGGATAACCATAAACTCAGTCATCTGGTGTTCATTACCAGAACTGGCCTGAATGTAATACTTCGAGGATCTAAACTTCTTTGCATTATACTGCGTGATCTGTGTTGTGGTAGAAATAGGAATATTTCTATAGAATAGATTCTCAGTCAGCGTATCGTCTGTTTGCTCAGCCAATTCGCTATCGCTGGACAATACAAGACCAGAAAGTCTATCCGTATGGTCTCTAAAGCTATCTAATTGTGCAACTGCACCAGATAGACCATCTCCTCCACCAAGAGCATCCTTCAGCGCAGCATATTCGACCTGTAAATCAATATCGCTGGCAATTGTTGGAAATTGTGAATCAATTCCAGAAAAATTAGTATCTACCAGAGAATGTAGCAATACACTTGTAGATTCTAATAGTTCGGCTATAGGATTGACAGAAATTTGTGTCAGATTTTCCTGAAGATTGCCAGACGCCATAGAATCTACTATAGGCAGCAGCGCAGGGTTCAGTGGATATGGATCCGATATTACAAGATCTGGATTATTTACTAGGATATCAGATTGCACAGATTCTAGCGTGAATACGTTGATCGCATCTGTCTGCGGCACCTCAACTGGAGTTGGTGCAGACGTTACAGTATATCCAGTCAGCAATTTGCCAGTCGTAATCGCAGTATTACCTATAGGCAATGTCAGATATGGCGATAGTGTGATTGAAAGTCCAAGGGTTGTTACTTTAGCAATCACTTCGCTGCATTGCAACTGAATATCATTGATTACAGTCGCAGATTCATTCTGGATTGCGCCAGCTAGAGGATTAATACTGTCCTCGAAGTCATATATCTGCGCCTGCTTTGTTGTCGATTGGGAGTCTAGCTGATATTGAATAGCAGCTATAGCATCATATGCAGCAGCAGTATAATCGCTGATTGTGACAGTGGATCCATTGAGTGTCTTTGCAATTGCCATTTCTTACCTTATGCGGACTTGATCTTGCCCGTGCCACCCTGAGGATCGATGACAAGATTAGGAATATTACCAGTCATCTTGGACGTAGAACCCTTTAGCTGTGCTGTTCCACCTGCGTCAATGACAGCAGACGCGCCAGCCTTGATGTGCGTAGCAGCAGCGGATGTCGTGTTGAAGCTAGAGCCTGCCTTTATATTGGTAGAGCTGCCAGACTGAGTGTTGATACTACCAGACGCCTTCATGTTGATTTCGGCAGCTTCTATGTTCAAATTACCAACGACTTTCATATTACAATCGCCGCCGACCGTCAGGTTTACTTTACCTTCAACGTAGATGTAATCAGATCCCATGACAAGGGTGTAGTTATCCTTGACAACCTTTTCGACTCTATTGCCATCCTTGTCAATCTCAACGAACGTACCCTTGACGTGGGCCAGATGGACGCGCTCGCTACCCTTAGTATCATCTAGTTCGAAAACGTGACCCGCCTCCGTTTCGTGCGCGTAGTTGAATGGATATTGCGGTGCAAATGTTGTCTTGGGTTCATTCCATGAGAGTCCAATACATTCGATTCCTGTTTTGAGGTTTCTGTTTCGAGTCTCAATAACAGTATCGTCAATTCTTCCGCGAGCGAGTCTAGAATTAGTTGGTTCATTTATATTCGTTTGTCTAGGATATGGTTCGTCTGTAGGTGCCTTGGAAAAGTCTGTACGCGGATCAGAGAAGCCAACATTGTAGTCTGGCTTATTGCTTGGCTTACCTGGTATTACTCCGACGATTATTGGATTCTGCGCACTGTCAGCATCTAGGAAGAATCCAAATACATAGTCACCCTCTTTGGCAGTATATGATGCGGGTGCGTTGGCTGATGTGATTGTAGCTGCCCATGGCAGATCTTCAGTTGGTATTAGAGTCTTGTCCTCTGTGTGCCATCCATAGCAGCGAACGCGGACACGCTCAAGCATTTCAGGATCGTTACGGTCCTCTACTACACCTACGAACCAAATAAAGCCTTCACGCCCTATGAAATTCTTTACTGCACCAGGCATGTTACACCTTATTCCTTATGATTGGAGTCAGATCGATTGCTGCTGGCAACTGTGCAGCATAAGAGTCTGAGCATAATTCAGCAATTGTTTCAAATGAATCTTCCGTAAATTTATGATTTACTGCCGTAACGAGATATTTCGCGGATCTGTATTCATCGAATTCTTTTCCAGAATCATCAGCGCCCACGAATTTGGGGAATTTGTATTCTACGATATCTCCAGCTTTCATCGCAATATCACCAGGTAAATTAGCCTGGAATCTGAACGAATTGATAGCAGCTAGATGCAATGCTCGAGGCTGCAGCCACTTTTCTATCGAGTTTTCTCTTTCTGATGATGTGTCATTGATCTGCGAGTATGTCGTAAAATAGGATTCGAATGAGTCTAGATTAGTTGCACCAGAAAGATTCTTTAGTAGATTGACCTGTTTGTTCTTGTTTAGTAATTGCTTGTTTATTTCGGCAAATCCTAGAGAGTAGTCGTATTTCGTGAATGACTGACTGAATAGGTCCACTGCCAGCATTCTAGACGCATATGAGCCATTGCTTGTAGATTGGATCACATCAAAATCGTTTAGAATACTGAATTTATCCATCGCGTTCATACTTGTAGTTGGATCTGGATCATCGATATTCTTGATGTCTAG